ATTTACGAGTAGCTTTAATAAGTGAGTTAACAAGTTCCTGCACCTCCTTGTCGGGCTCAACGGGCTTCATCTTATATAATAGCTTATCCTCGTTTTCGGTAAACTTTAAGTCGGCCATGCCCGTTTTGTAATACATTAACATCGTTAAGTAGCTACTCAAGTCGAAATCTGGCTCACTTTGCGCCTTGTGGCGGATCCATTTCATGACGCGAGCAGCGAAAAATGCCTTCTCGGCGTGGACTATGTTGTCTTCCCCGTCGCTAATATAACCCTCTTGTTCGAGCAATTTCAATATATCAAAACTCATTTTACGCCCTAAAAGAAAAAACGACCTCTGAATAATATCATGAGGTCGTTTGATCTTTAAGCTGCTCGACTAAAAAAGCTGCTTATTATTTATTACTGAGAAGACGCTCGATAACGCGAGTAAGGACTGTCTCAGTAAGAGCTTCGTCGTCAATCATGTCAACGTCGAGGTCTTCGTCCTGGCGGTTGCCGGCTTCGAAGTCTTTGAAACGGCGGTGACCCCCTATTTTCTTCTTGGTCTCACCGGCTCTCGTTTCGACGCCATCGACTTTACGACGGCGGAACTCGCGTCCGCCTTTGCCCCATTTTGGGGATGCCGATTCTTCGATTTCAACTTCTTCTTCGCCCACATCTTCGATGCCAACCTCTTCGACATCCATGTCAGGGGCTTCGAGTTCGTCGTCGCCGACCACATCCAACACTTCCTCGCCAGCAAGCTCTTCGAGCTTGGCACCAAGGGCACCAGCCAGTTCAGCCGCAATCTCTTGGGCGATTTCTGGATCCAGTGAAGGAGCAGCATCGCCCATTTCGCTGTCATCGGCACGTTCGAGGTCGCCTTCGGCGTAATCTTCCTCGTCATGCGCTTTGTGCATGTCATGCGCGGCTTCTTCTTCTTCCTCGCCGATATCTTCTTCGGTGAGGTTTTCGAGCCAGTTTTCGGTCAAAGCGGGCATGTTCGCCAACTTGCCCCAACGCCGAACGACGCTTTCGTTCACAAGAGTCTTCTTCTTAGTCATTATAATGATCTCCTTAAGGATGATTGAAAACCAATCAACATTAAATAGTTTGGTAATCGGTAAAACACCTTATTCTTCTTCAAAAACACCAGCAACTTTAAGTTTCTTAAACGCAGCGTGCTCAATCTGACTAATGCGAGGGAAACTTACTCCCATTCTGTCCGCTACTTCTCGCAAGCTTAAACCGTTTTCATACTTCCGGGCACAGACGACTGCGCAGTTTAGATCATCCTCATAGTTCATGAAGTTTCTACACCCGGATTGATCACAGGGAAGCTTCCATTTTTCATGCACCTCAAAGCACGTAGGGTTCGGACTATACTGAGTCTCCAGTTCGGTGGGTTGCTTGTCTAAGTCGGCTTGCTGATCTTTGGGGGATTTACGATAAAACATTATTTTCTGGTTCCATTCTGTTTAAAAATATGGGTATTACTTTCGTGGGTGCCGGCAGAAGTTTGCCGGGCCCATTCTACCTTGTCTCGGAGTTCTGTCAAGTTCCGAGCCCCGCTATAGGAGAAACCGCTCTTAATCCCACCCTCCAGTTGCTGAAGGATATCACGCACACTGCCTTTGAAGGGGACGTAGGACGCCACACCTTCTGGAGTGGAAGATTTCTTTCGCCAGTCGAGTTGAGCGTCTTTCGATGCCATGCCTCGATATTCCTTGACTCGGATATTGCTCGGCAAGCTGATAACCTTGCCGGGGCTCTCAGTGGTTCCTGCCAAAAGAGACCCACACATCACAAAGTCTGCGCCGGCAGCTAACGCTTTGACAATATCACCAGAGGAGGTGATCCCGCCGTCCGCAATAATGGCTACATCCCTATCGGTTCTTGCGCAATCGAAAATAGTTTGGAGACCGGGCAGTCCGTGTCCTGTAACCAATCGGGTGCTGCAAATAGAGCCGCCCCCAATATTACAGCGGACAGCATTAGCTCCCCAATCCGCCAGATCATTAATACCTTCTAAGGTGCAGACGTTGCCGGCAATAATATAAATATGATTTCCGTATTCTCCCCGCAAGGTCGTCAGAGCTTCTTTCATTAAGGAGTGATGACCGTGGGCAACGTCCACACAGAGCATGTCTACTCCGGTGGCGATCAGAGCTTCCGAACGCTCTAAATAATCTCCTGTGACGCCGATGGCTGCTGCTACTTGTCCTGACCAGTCTGTGTAGTTAACCACTACCTGAGCCATTTTTTGCTGCTCGGTGATTGTATTATACCGATGCAGAACAGCTAATCCTCCTGCTTCATTCATAGCAAGGGCCATCTCGGACTCAGAAACAGTATCCATCGGGGATGCAATAATAGGAAGGGGAAATTCCCGAAGTCCCAAGTTGCTGCCAATATCTACCTCGCTCCTGCTCTCAATATCACTATACTGGGGCACGATGAGCATATCGTCGTACGTGACTGCTTCTTTAAACTTCATTATTATTCTCCACCAATTCTTTGGCTTTTTGTTGGCACTCGGGGCAGAACAGGCGCACGAGTTTCTTCTTGCTGCGAACAACCACTCGCCACGTCATATGTGCTTCTTTGGTTTTGGGGAAAGGGGTCGTGCACGCACTACATTCCCCTGGCAACCGCTGGAACATATTCATTTGACGCTGAAGTGTTTTTTGCACTTCTTGAAGCTTTTGCTGCTCTTGCTTCTTTTTTGCGCGCTTGAGCTTCTTCTTATGCTTCTTGTCCATTAAGAATCTCCGATTCACGCTGGGCAGTTGTCTCGCCCGAGTCCCAATAAATGGTCCACCACTTCTCTCCTTTGCGGACAAAGGGACCCAGCAGGCGGCCATTCTCTTCCGTATCAATACGACTGACTTGAGTGTTAGGGGTGAGTTCGATAGTCATCATTTTTCTCCTTCGATGATCTCATTAATTTTCTGAGTGATTAAGTGTATCACAGGAACTCACAATGTCAAAACAATTGTGAGCATTTACTAACATTTCTTCAAACCGCTCGCCAGTTGAGAGCCACTGCATCTTCACATACTGGCGGGGGGGATAGCCGTTACTTGGCTTCGGACCAGAGTAGGCTCTCGCCAGAACAAGAGCGAGTTGTCCGTACTTAGCACTATGACGGGCTCGTAAAATAGTTCCGGGCTGTTGAACCGCCCACATCTTATCCGCACTATCCAGCATGACTGACTACCTCCCAATTGTCTGGCATAAAAATACATCGGGTTCCGTTAGGGAACAACACATCGTGAGTAATATATTTTCCATTATCATTTCGTGCCAAAATACCATACTCGCCATTATGCCTGATGGTTATATTTTTTCGGCAGTGCTCCTTGATCCGGAGTAGGGTGCCAATCTTCAAATTAATATTTGGCATCAACTTTCTCCAAAAAATATGCTGCTTCCCATACTGGCTCTTCATTGTCAAAAGATATTAGACAAGCATCTTCATCCATTGTGAGGGTCGTGTAGTCCATATTCTTTTTTCCTGTTCCCAGCACAACGCCGACCCTATCTTTGCCGCCGATTACAAATCGCTTTACGATATCGCCGACCTTAAAGTGGTGGTCGGGGAGGTACTCAACTTGGCGGGGAGAGGTCTTCATTTCATCTCCACCAAATATTGAACTGGGTATTGCTTGGATTCGTGGGCTCCGAACATCACATCAACGCATTCAATCTCGCCGCCGAGATATTCATCAAGGGTCCAGTAATTGGAGCGAGTGATAAGACCCAGCACTTGCTTGGCAGCAACTGCTACCAAGTCTCCAACTTTATATCTTTTCCATTGGGGATTCATTACCACATCCTCGTCGTTAGGTTTTCTTCAAGCGTAAAAAAAGTAGACCCGTCGGGCTTCAATACAAACCAGCCGGGGGGGCGTTGATTAGGGGTGTTCAGCTTTTCAACCAGAACGAGAGGGGTTTTCGTTTCTGCGAGGCGAATAAACCACGTCGTAGATAAGAAATCAATCGCCGTCTTTCGGATTCTCACCAAATCACCGACTTTCACTGAGCATCCTTTCTATGCGATAGGAGCTACACCTTCCGTGCTCTCCGTCATCGCAATACATCATCCTAATGTGGGGAGGAGGTGGGTCATCAAAACGGTGGTGGCGTACATCGGTGATGACAGCCATTCCGCCGGTCTTCATCATCACGAGGTCGCCAGCTTTTAGTTGGTATCGCCACTCATCTTGCACTTCTGTTCCCCTTCTTTATATCTTATATTACCACAAGATGAACCGAGGTCAAGTTTTATTTTTAAACAAACTGAAAAATCTGGAAAATATGGAAGAAGATTTTTTCGGCGCATGTTGGATTTTGGTAATTTCTTGGCTACACGAAAAATAGTGCTGCTCTTTGTACTCATCTAATAGATTATTATCTAGCACCCAGCGCCTCAAGCCATCCCATTCTAAAACTTGCTGCCAAGTGGTAAAGACTGAGCCCTCAAGTACGGCCAAGCGGCGTAGGGCTTGTTCCTTCTCGGTGGACACGGCGTAGCACTCCCCGGAAAAATACTATTTTTCCTTTGCTGTAACCGTTTTATTCCTTTCTTTCTCTACTATAAATAGAAACCACCATCGGTCATGTGACGTATTTTATCTGTCGCCCGTGGAACCCAGGGCTCCTTCGCCTCGGCTCGTTTCCTCGTCATAGATCCCATCCGACTCAACCAATTCCACATCCGTAGTGATCTTTACGAAGACGCCTTGGGCAATCTTGTCTCCGGCATGAAGGGTTTGTGTTCGGTCGCTTGGGTTGTGAAGGTTCACAAAGATTTCTCCTGTGTATCCTCGGTCAACTACGCACGCCCCCACAATTAATCCACGCTTGGAAGCTACGCCAGACTTGTTTTTGATTTCCAGCATGTACCCTTCGGGGACTTCAATCTTCAAACCTGTGGGAAAGAGCGATGACCCGTGAGGCAAAACGCTCTCAATCTGTTTGGGGATGTTGGGTTGTGGTGCGGGGCAGAAAAACAAATCCATGCCGGCATCTGTTGGGTGTGCTCGTACAGGGAGCTTCGCGTTCTCGTGAAGTCGTTGTACTCTTACTTTCATTTTCTTTCCTTCTCGGTCAGCGCAGGCTGGTTTCAAATCACACCCGCAGTCATAACACTCATCACTCACATTAAATAAATTTGTCTGGTCTTTCATTAGCTCGCCGCCAAAATAATATCTGCTTCGACCTCATCGCCGTGACAGTCCCAGCCGTCAATCTCAGTCCGGGCAAACAATTCCAGTTTGTTTTGTTCTGGGAACATTTCCTCAATTCTTTTTCTTACTTCGGAAGGTTTGGCACTGTGTTTTCCTCGCATAACTGAAACCATCTGTCGGATGTTGCGGGCTCCTCTTGGTTTCGGAATCTTCCCACGTTTGCCAATCAAGCAGAGTTCTACTTGGCTCATTGTGTAGAAGCCAGGGTTTACTTTTTGTTTATCCCACACAAATCCTACGGTTGCCCAGGAGAATCCCCATGCCTTCATCAGTTCGATGGCTTGGTCAAGGTGAGGGCTCGTTGCCCACAGGAAAAGCAAACAGTCATCGTCACACAAACTAGGCACATCCATCTTCTTTAGTTCTGGTAGTTTCATGCAGCCGTAGTGTCGTACTGCGCCACCACTATCAGGACCCCCTTTCCCTGTGTGCTGGAGTTGTCCTTTGTAATCCCAGGGTGGGTCGGCATAAACGATTTGATACTTCTTCAAGTGAGCCTCCTAAAGCTGCGTCTGATGGAGCGGGTACTGAATCCCCACTTCTCGTTATATTCTAAGTTGGCAACATATACTTTATTAAGGGAAATCTTGTCGTCATCTCTCACGCCCCAGCAGCGGATGCGGGCGTCGTGAGCATTACTGTCAGTCGTGTGGATGACCCAGTATTCCTTGCCGTTCTTTGTCTTCTTTATTTTTACTTCCCTCGGAATGAACCAGACCAGTTGAAGGTCGGGATCATACTCGCTGATGGGTGGGCAACCTCGTCCCATTAAATTGTCCTGAATCTCTTGTGGCATAATCTCGTGGATCGGAAAGATGCCGGTGAGAGATGCGAAGTGTTCCAGCTTCTCTTCGTCCGTGAAGTCTCCCTCGGGGGCGTAAAGTGCAATGTTGTCCTCAAGGTTCTTTTCCTTGCGCGGTCTGTCCACAGCAATGGCTGACCAATAGTGTTTAAGACCTGTGAACCTGTCGTCCATCAACTCGTCAAGAGCTTTGCTCCGCACCAAAACATCCAGAGCCTTCTTGTTGAGTTTGGAGTAAGTAATGTTCTCATTGAACAGGAACTCTTCCACGGTGTTGAAGGGCCGGTTGCTCACAATCTGATCAATGGCGCTGTCGCCTAAACCTTTGATGCCAGCAAGCGGTTGAATTAATGTTTTGCCGTCCTCGGCAATCTCCCAGACTCGTCCTGACTTGTTGACGCTTGGCGGGACAATCTCGAACCCAAAGGACTTGGCGGTGTTAATTGCTCCTGCCTTTTTATCTTCTGGCTCCTTGTCCAAGAACGCAGCCATCCACTCAACGGGATAATAATAACTTAGCCACGCGCACTGGAAGGACACCGCACCGTAGGAAACCGCGTGCGACAAGTTGAAGCCGTAGCCTGAGAAGTATTCCATCTTTGCCCAGAGGTTCTTGGCGATCTCCTCTGACAAGCCGTGGTTGTTACAACCCTTCACGAACTTCTTATAGAGTTTGTTCTTTACTTTATCTTTTCCTGTTCCCTTTTTCGTCAGGACTTTGCGAAGCAGGTTGCCCTCGTCCAGCGATAGGTCATCGCCCAGCTTGTGGGCGAGCATAGCCAACTGCTCTTGGAAGACCAGCAAGCCGTATGTATCGCCGAGCACTTCTTTGATGATTGGGTGCTCGTAGTGTACTTGGCTGGGGTTGCTCTTGTTTGCGACATACAGACTGTGAGCCTTGGCGCTAAGTGGTCCAGGGCGGAAGATAGCCGTGACCGCAGCGAAGTCCAAAAGAGATTCTGGTTGGGCTTCTTGGCAGAACCGTTGTGCTCCGCCGTTAGTCATCTGGAAGATGCCTGCCCACTTCCCTTTGTGGAAAACCTCACGCCAGACTTCTTGATTATCAAAGTCAATCACGTCTGGATGGAGATGAGTATTATAATAATCTCTTACCTGCTCAAAGGTCGGCTCCTCAATTCCCTGATGGCGTTTGAGGATGTGACGGATTGCTCCCGAAATCATACGGAGAGTTGACAAGCCGAGCAAGTCAAACTTAATAAAGCCGAGCGGCTCCAAGTGCCTGACGTTCTGCCCCTCGCTCCATGGAGTCTGGATGACACCGCCAGAGTTGATGAGCGGCATGTGCTTGTCTAAGTCTTCCGCTACCACCACGCCACCAGCGTGTCGTGATATGCTCCGCATATTGCCGAACAGATTATCAACATGAGTCTCAATATGAGGATACTTTTGGAAGAAGTTTTGAAGAGTTTCACTGTATTCTTTTACCTCGTCAAATGTGGGAGTATACACGCCAGCGGTCTGACCGTGTGCCTTCTTGGCTAGTGGTGTGGCTTCGCTCATCATCACACCGGTCACCTTGTTCACTTCGGTGAATGGGATATTATAAAACTTGCCAATGTCTTTGATAAGTGAGCGGAGTTGGAGCGTGTTGAAGTTACTGATGGGGACCACATTGACGCCGATCTTGCTCCATTCCTCCGCTAACTGCTCCTTAAGGGCCATGGGTTCCTCCACATCAAAATCAATATCGGGATACCCTTTCCCCCCTTTCGTTAAGAACCTTTCAAATTGAAGCGCGTACTTGATAGGATCCACCTGCGTAATGTCGAGGACATATGACAAAAGTGAACCGGCTGCGGAACCTCGTCCAAGTCCGACCAGCATTTCCTCCTGGGCTTTGTCCGAGATGGCTTTCATCGTCAGGAAATATTGAGCGAACCCACGCTCCTTAATGATGTTGAGTTCATACTTCAAGCGATCCACATACTCCGGGTCGGTGATATTCTTTTTCTTCATGCCCGCAAGAGCATCGGCGGTCAGAGCTTGAATGGCAGTCTTCCCTTCGGGGACCACGAATTCCGGGAGGCGCACTTCGCTGTTGGGTAGGAAGTCCTCGCATCGGTCAAAGGCGATATGGTGCGTCCGCTCAATACTATCACGGATGAAAGTGTCATCGTATTCAATCTGATGCTTGCCGGAATACCTCTTGTAGGACTCCCACATCTGATCGCCGTTCTTCGGGTAGAGTTCGTAGCCGACTTCATCGACCGACGTTGGAAGGAGGCTGTCGGGGTCAGCCCACTCGGGAACCTTGCCGCCCCAACCGATGCGCTTGTACATCTCCCGGTCTTTCCAAAGTTCTGGTCGGGGGTAGTGGCTGTCGGCGGTGCTGATTACTTCAACACCCATTTCCATACAGGCTTGGATAATATAATTGTTCCCCTCGTGCTGTTCTTTGATATCGTTCCACTGGACTTCGCCGTAGAACCTGTCGCCAAAGATCTCTTTGAATTGAGCAATCGTGTTGCGCATGGCAGCAAGCACATGCTCCTCACCGTTGTCTCGGTTCTTCCAGAAGTCGGCAAACAAAGGACCAGACATACAGGCGCTGCTGATGATCAGTCCCTCGTTATATTTGTCGAGCATCTCAAAATCCATACGAGGATAGCGATAAAAGTTTTCAGGCTGGTAGCTGTCTGAAACTAACTTGAATAAATTATTAAGACCTGCCTGGTTCTGTGCAACCATCACGAGGTGGCGTCGTTCGTTGAGGGGGTTGCGCTTTTTCTGGCGATCCTCATCCTCAATAACCATCCCGTACTCTTCCTTCTTTTGGCGGCGCTTTGAGTTGGCTTTGTGTTCCTCATACATTGTGCGCCATTTACGATGGGACTTGATGAAGTAGGATTCGCATCCGTAGAGGGCTCGGAAGTCTTTGCCGTCTGCCTTCATTTGCTTCAAGTGTTCCACCTGAAATGACAAGCCGTTCATATGTCCATGGTCTGTTAGAGCGTGGGCGTTCATCCCGTTCTCGTAGGCGAAGTCCATGTGTTCACCAGGCATCCCCAGCCCGTCAAAAGGGGAGAGTCCTGAGTGGGCATGTAATCCCACGAAGGGGATCTTGCTTTCAATTCGGTTTGCCATGGAAACCTTTCTCTTTTAGATGTAATATTATTATATCAGAATTTCTGATTTGTTCAAGAAAAAAATGAGCAGGGATCCCATGTCCCTGCTCGCCACCCATCGTATGGGGATCTCCAATTATTCTAAATAGGAGCATTAGGGGGATTCGGACTCTTTATCTTCATCTGGCTTCTCGCCGTAGACATCTTTATGACCGTCTTGGTAAGTGATGATAGTTTGATTGGCTGGGTGTGGTTCAATGTGAACCTTAACAAAGTCGCTCATACTGTCAAAAATGGCAATACCTCCGCGCGGGGGTGGGTAGAGCCAGTGCACGACGCATTGACCCGTCGCCATGACGACGCCTTCAATAACTACTCCCTCTCCAGAGACTCCAGTTTCGTCTTGTTGACGATAAACTGTGAAACTCGTAATCCCTCTTGGTGCCAACTTCGGTGGTGGCTTAGGGATTAGATCATCAGCTACCTCTTCAACCGATTTCTGTTCTTCACTCATTTCTCTTGTCTCCTCTGGGTATTAACCCCAGATAAACCCGTTGCCAAAATGACCCCAGTTAGCTGTTCGACGATACTTGGGGGTTTTTAGTTCTAATAAATTTATAATACCCTCCGGCGTAAGGTCATAACCATCTACCATATAAGTTTTGCCGTCCACAATCGCCGTAGCTTGGACGGGAGAAGGATGACCAATTGCATAGGCTAAATATACATAAACTTCTGCCGCCTTATAATAATCGAGATAATCCACAGCAATGCGGCGCGCCATATAGGCAGCGGAGCGATCAACTTTGCTGGGGTCTTTGCCGGAGAAGGCTCCCCCTCCAATAGGAACACGGGGTCCATAATTGTCCACTACTAATTTACGACCAGTGACGCCTGTATCGGCATCAAAGCCACCCATGTCCCAGTCCCCCGCCGGGTTCACATGAATCTCAAGGTCCACGGTATACGCATCTTCACCCAAAGATTCTAACCAATCTTCTATTCGTTCGCGGAGGACGGTTCCGGGGGCATTTTGAAAGCTGGCTACTACTGCTGTGATCTCTCCTGTATCCAAAGTGATCTGAGTTTTTCCATCAAAGGGAAACTCTGCATAGAGTAGCTGACATAACTGCCGTGCTAAAAATAATTCATGGGGGATTTTTGCCGGATTTTCATTACAGGCATATCCTACCATGATTCCCTGATCACCGGCTCCGCCCACATCCACTCCTTGGGATATATAATTGCTTTGTGTAACGACGTGCACATCAATGCAATCCACATCACGGTAAACGCTCCGCACGACTTGGGGAATATCTATCTTAGCATCGGTAGTCACTTCGCCCATTACTACAATTTTTCGATGGCCGCCCAAAGTCTCAACAGCAACCCGAGAGTGAGGATCTTGCGCCAAACACGCATCTAATACTGCATCTGAGATCCGATCACAAATTTTATCTGGGTGGTGAGGCGTAATGCACTCAGCGGTTCTAATCATTTTAGTTACCTTTCTATGGGGAGGGTTGCTCAAGCGCACGTTGCTCATCAGAGGGGATGCGCTTGGCGGCTACAGGTTTAAATAATACTACAACATCAAAGCTGCGTAAAGAGTAAAACATTCCATCATAATTTTTAGATACTTGCTCAAAAAGTTCTCCCCACGTGCCGGGACCTTCTCCTTGGTACAACCGTTTGGTAGGATTATCAGGAGCAATGAGTCCATTGGGATTTTCTTCTGACCTTATGCGGTCATAACCCATAGGGTCAGTGCGAAAATCGTAGAGTTGAGTGGTGGGGATATCATAAGTATAAAGAGTTTTGCCTTGCGCTACATTGCGTTCCCTTTGTTGGGGATCCAGATAAAAGAAAGATCGAGGAAAGTTGCTCCGCTCCTTTTCGTTACGAGAATAGGAAGATGCGCCAAACTTATTTGGATCGATGACCAGTTCATCTGGTTGTCCATAGTATCCCATATCCGCATAGTGGTACAGTGCAGTAACCCCATCTTTGTCGTAATCACTCATCTGCCCTTCGGCTAAAAACTGACGAAAATTGTTTATTAATTTTTTCATAGTCTTTTTTCTAATTCCTTCAGCTTCAATCGCAGGAGTTGACGATGATGCCAACGAGACTTTGGAGTACGCGACTCGTCGAGGGATTTGCGCGTGCGCTCATTGATCTCATCGATGGTGTGTTGGTGGGTCTTAATCTGTTCCCCGTTGAGGGGAGGCAGAAAGACAAAATTATGTTGAGCTTCTTCGGCTGGAACGATTTCATAATCTTCATCGAAAAAGGGAATCACAAATTTGCGAGCGGCTGATTGGCGTTCCTGGGAATAAAAGTCTTCTCGGTTTTCGATTCCTTCTCCGCTTAGTACCATGTCTCGCTCTTGTTGAACTACGTCACCTTCGATGTAGTAAAACTTGAACCCCGTCGGATCACCTTCGGAATCAAAAGTTTTCTCTCCCCATATGACGGCCTCTTGATCAAACTCCAAACCGGCAGCAATCGTTTCATCCTTGGTAATATTATTGACGATGAAAGATTTTTCAGGTCCACCAAATTTCCCCCGGATGCGAATAAACCCTAAGCCCCGTGCACGCAGCCACGCAGCCAGGTCCTTATTGAGACGAACGTTTTCGCGTGCGGGGGTACGTTCGCCCTGGGGGTTGGCTGCGGTCAAGAACGCCACGGAGTCAACCGCTGGGACATTGCCCGACAAAATGTTCATGATCCGATTAAAGCCAGACTCATTTACAAACTTTTTCCACTCGTTCAAAATCTTTTTCATTATATTATTCTACACAGATCAGGTGATTTTCGCCAATGAAGGTATAGGTTTTGCCTCGGACGGTTACCTCTTCTCTGCCGAAAGAATGAATGACCACGGTCTTACCGCTCAAGTCATCAGTGCATGTATCTGCACAAGAAATTACCTTGGCTGTTAGAAACTCCTCTACCTTTTCCTCCACCGGGACGAAGAAAGCACCTTGTTGTGGCTCCTCCTCAATTACTTCAATAAGTAGTCTGCGGTTCAATGGTTTCATCGTAATTCCTTCCAGTAGTCTTGGAGCATTTCAAATTCAAAGCGAGAAGTCTGGGTCCATTCGCGCAAGTTGCAGTGTTTGCAATAACATTCTAAAGCAATCTGATCTCCCACTATCGCACGGGTCTGTCCAGATGGTAACCAAGAATGTTTGACCTTATGGGTTTTCTCTTCTCTCTCGCAAAAGCCGTCTTTCAAATCGCGGGGCATGATAAAGTTTAGAGTAGCCATGAGGGGCTCCTTTCTACCCGATTATTATAATATAGTTTTTGTTTCCCTTTAAGTAATTTCGCACGCACCGCCCGCACAGGCTGCCTCACCTTTGAGGTCAGTGTTGTCATCGTCTTCAACAATCTTGGTGAGATCAACGTCTTCCAGGGTGGCAAGCATCGCTTCAAACTTCTCCTTGGAGCAGTCCTCAAAGGGTGCCTGCCGGTAGGTGCCGCCGTTAAACGGGAGAACCGACAAGCCGTTATAGTGTTTGCGGTTATCCCACATCCACTCGCCTGCATCGGTCCACTCGTTTTCGTGGAGGCTGATGGTGGCTGAAACGTTGTGTCCGTTCTGACCGGAGCGTTTGCCAGGGTTGACCCACTCTCTTGTAATTTTCTTTACTCGCCGCAAAAGTTGGAACGCGCTTTCATCACGCAGAATGGCCCCTTCCGGTGCTCGTTGGGGCACCGAGATGACGGCTGTATCGTGGGGACGGAAGTACTCGTCCTCCACCAGTTCTGGGTGGTGAATGGCGAGGTGCCAATAAATTGGCTCATTTTTGCCAACTCTGATTCGGCGAACATAATAATCGTTGTGCCAGGCGTGAATGCCGCTGGATGTTCCCAGTGTCAGGCTCGTGGTTCCGGCAGGTTTTACGCAGGTTGTGCGGGCTGCTTTATTGATTCCAATAGCCTGAGCCACACGAGCGTTTTCTTCTTTGACTACGTTAGCCGCAGCCGTCAAATCTATGTCATCTGCCAAAACGCGCCCTGAAGCAATGCCGGTCATAGAGACGCCGATGAGAGCATCCTTCTCCGTGGTGCGCTGCCACACATTACGCAAATAATGAAAGTCTGTGTAGCCAGCCTGGAGCGTTCCGATGAAGGAAGCAGCACATACCCGATCTTCCAGATCTTGCTGGTCCTTAATGTTGCTAACATTAACTTCGGTCAGGTTACAGAACTGGAATGGTCGTAGACCGATTTCACAGCAGGGGTTGGTTCCCCAGTCTTTATCGTTGGATAGATAGATGCCAGGTTCGCCAGCGTTGGATGCTTCCACACGCTTCCATAAATCCATGAAGAATTCTTTTGTGATTCTGTGCCGCAAAAGTACGGCAGAGTTGTTAGCTCGTCCACGCTGGGGGTTGGTCTCCCACCAGTTGCCCGCCTTACACGCAATCATCTCGTTGTCATCTGCGGAGAACAAAGAGATAAGAGCAGCACGGCGGATGCCACCAGCCAATACTGCATCAGCGATGTGACAAACAATATCGTGAACTTCAATGGCGGAGAGCTTGTCGCCGTCATGTTTTTCAGAGAGCACGCCTTCTACCTTCACCAAGCATTCCTTGAGAGGTTGTGGTCCTGGGGCTTTGCCGCCAGAGGTTACAAGGCGAGCACCTTTAGGGCGAATATCGCTATAATCAAATCGTAGCCGTGAGCCACCGAAGAAGTAACTGCGGACAAGATACTTAACAGCATCTGCCCATCCTTCAATACTATCATTTATTAAATACCTCCGGGTTCTTTCTTGGTTTGGTTTCCGAATTTCTGGGAGTTCATCAACGTGATGCTGTTGGACGGAATAACCAACACCGGTTCCGCCCAGCAACAAGAACATAATCTCGCCGAACACACGCCAGTCATCTACCGGAGCATAAGCGCAGTTGAACACACGGTTGGGAGAGATTTCAATAGGTTTGCCTGCAAACTGCATGGAGCGCATGGAAGGGAGCACCTTCTTATCATAGACAAATTGGTAAGCATCTTTGATCTCTTGTTTGAGTTCAGGATACTTTTTCATGTGCATTTCCATGTTACGAGCGACCAACTCCTCCCACGTCTCACGTCGGTTCTTCTCTGGAAGATAGCGGGCGTATTTCATATACACCGTGATATCAGATAGAATTTGTGTCGAGACGTCTTGGTCGTTCATGATGCTTGTTGCTCCTGTTTTACGTGTGTCGCTAATTCTCGTAACTCATCTTTTAAACTCTTTTGTTCATTCACTTGTTTTTTTTTATTCTCTTCTTCTTTGACTGCGTTCCGGCGTTCTTGTTTGAACTTCTGGTATTTCTGACGCAGATGTTCATCTTGTTCTTGTTTGGTCTTCATCACGACCGCATCGATCGTCGAACACTCATCGGGAGGGAGAACCTTGAGATGAACCTTGGCTGTGTCAATCTCCATGGGGTAGACAATGCCGTCAATACCGTTGCGGTTTTTGGCAACAAACATGCGACCTTTGTTCTCGGTCTTATCCTCAATCGTGCGGGAGATGGAACAGATAAAATCAGCCACAAAGCACTTGCTAAATGCTTCGCTGATAGATTCCATCGTAATGACCTCGGCGTTCAATCCGCTGCGATTGGTTTGGGATGCTGTCCATACTGGAATGTCCCAAACTTGTCCGATGCCTCGCAGTTCTTCATAGATGTTGCCGAGGCTGTGGCGTAGCTCCTGGGTCTTAAAACCAGACGCTGTTGGCTTCAAAAGGTCAGCATAGTCCACAATAATCATATCGGGGTTGATGCCTTTTTGTTTTAGTTTTTCTAAATGAGCAATGATCGTTCGTGTAGAAGCGGACTTGGTAGGATACTCTTTGATAATCAATTGTCCAGGGATATGCTCAATCACTTGGAGGATGGAATCCTTCATGGTCATCAAGTGTTTTAAATCAATACCTGTGATGCAGGAATCGTAGCGTTGTCCCACAACCGTGTCGGCTAGTTCCAATGTGTAGTGAACTACTGTCTTGCCTTTGACTACCGCCATCGCCCCCAGATGGGCAAGAGCCATAGACTTCCCGGCACCGGTGGGTGCGACAACAACGCCAAGCTCCCTCTTGCCGAGGCCGCCCTTAGTAATCATATCAATCTCATCCCAGTGGGTAGAGACAGGGTTGCGCATCTTCAGTTCAAAGCGGTCAAGGACGTCTTTGTGGTAGTCGTGCCCGTGGTCGTTGTCTGTTCCAAGATTCATGGCTTCGTTGATGACCTTTTGAATCTGGTCAAAACTCTGAGACTGGAGCAGGTCAACCGATTTGAGGATGGCTTCTTTTAACTTTTGCTTCTTACAGAAGTCTAACGACTTCTCCTTGACATACTCTTCATCGTCGTCACCGATGGCATTGCTTTTGATACGAGCCATAAACTCGATAACTTGTTTGACAATACTATCCGAATAGTCCTCAGTCTGCGTACGCACCACTGAAACCATCGCTTCGTAGGTGGGGTGAGGATATGATTGTTTATGTTGAAACATCAAATCGACAAAGACTTGAAGATATTTTAATTCCAAATACGTGGTGTCAAGAACTTCCTCCATTTGATTCGCAAAGTTGCGATCAAAGAGAATGGTCTTCACTAATTTTTCTTGGAACGCCTTTCCGAACTTACTGAATGTATCGTATTGTTGTTCGGGCATTTGTATTCCTATTCCTTACTATAACTCATTTGACCAAAATATAAAGGGCACTCTCACACTTTTTTATGAGAGTTAAGCATCAGCATAAGTTCATCAATGTTAAGAGTACCGATACCATCTTTGAGGAGCATTGTCCTAATTTGGGTGCGATTGAGAATAAGCCCGTCATTCTGAATTGCATACTTGAGTTTGTTGACTCCTTGAGGTGATATGGTGCTTGTATATAGCTGCATGATTTCATAATTTGAAGCAATAATTTCTTCATTTTCAGCAACATTTTGATAAGCCTTTATTTTATTTTTATTATTTTTTGCGTGCGTGATAATATCTTGGAGACCATAGTCTTTGTTTTCCGAAAGGAAGGGAAATCTTTTTGCCATGGTCTTTAAACCTAATCCCTTAACCCCTTCTAAATTGTCTGATTTGTCCCCCACCACGGCACGGGCTAAAGCAAAATTCCGCGGGTGAATCCCGTATTCTTCCAACACTTTCTTCTTGTTGAGAACCTGTTCGTTTTTGCCAGGGCGCAGCAAAATAGTTTTATCATCACATAATTGTAAAAAGTCTTGATCATTAGAGATGATCACTTTTTGCCATTCCTCGTATTCTTGCGAATGACAGAGCCACGCAATGACGTCATCAGCTTCTACATTTTCCAGGGACATCTGAAGAATGGGGAGTTGTTCTAAATATTCTGTCAAGCGCACGAGTTGATCATATTTATTCTCCCGCTCTTCTTCCGGAGTGGAGAACTCATATTCGCGATTAAGCCGTGGAGGCTTCCGTCCGAGTTTATAGTTCTTGTTTTTCTCTCGACGTTTCTGTGAGCCGCCGGGACCTTCCCAACAAACAACAACTCGGTCGGGCTTGGCGCGTCGTACTTCTTTCTGAAGGGAGCGCATAAAACCAGTTAATCCCCCAATAGGATTTCCATTGATATCCAGTTGGGGAGACATGACATAGTTACGAATGAACATATTTTGTCCATCAATAATAAGCAATCTTTTCATGGGGTCTCCGGTAAGAGTTTTACTTCTTACCTATTCTACACTCATCTTCCAAAATGTCAAGAACTCTTTCTTTGAATTTCTTGTCTTCCAGAAGGTTTAAGAAGTCTTTGCTTTGGAACTTTTTATCTTCCCCGTCAACATTGATAGTATACCAAGCGCCGCTGCGAATACAGCCAGGCGTGCCAGCGATAGCACTAAGCCAGGAACCTTCATCATCAACGCCAACACGGTCGTTAGCAAGGTCAAATAATACATCAAACTCACAACTCCTTGGTGATGGTCCGAAGCGAGACTTCATCGTCTTGGCACTGGTGTGGAAGCCGATGACCTGCTTCTTCTCGTTGAGGATTTGACCGTTGGCTTTGCCCTTGTGCTGGGTCAGCCAGATACGAGTGGAAGCATGATAAGGAAGAGCTTTACCTCCAGGCTCGACTCGGTTGTCTCCGAACATCACGCCGATGTTGGTCTTCAACTGATTAGTGAAAACCACAGCGATCTGTTCTTTGCCCAGAGCTTCCGTCACTTTCCGCATCCCTTTGGCTAATGCCTTAGCTGTCAGACCGATGCGGCTGTTGGGATCATAGTCCCCTTCCACCTCGGCTTTGACTGGGGTGCCCGCAACGCTGTCCCACACAATACAGACCAGGCGGTCAGGTGCCTTCTCACGGAGGCGGCCAATCAGTCGCTCAATCGTTTCAAAGACTTCTTCGATCGTGCCAGGCTGAACATATAAGAAATTGTTCTTGGTGTCAAGTCCCAACTGCTCCATGAAGTCTGGAGAGGCTGCGTTCTCTGTGTCAATATACACAGCGATGCCGCCCATCTTTTGTGTGTTCGCCAAAATCTGCGTGACGATAAGGCTCTTGCCGCTGGCAGACTCGCCAGCAATCGTGGTGAGCTTGCCGACAGGGATACCCCCGTCTCGGCGGTTAGAAATAATATAATCAAGAAGAGTCGAACCCGTTGGAATCCAAGTCTTCACGTCTGTCGGGTTGTCCCCGTGCAAATCGTATGCAATATTCTCTTTAGCTGCCTTGTTTAATTCGCTGCGCAAATCACTTACAAGGCTATTTCCAGCTTTGTTTGCCATTTTATCTCCATAAATGGAGAGACACCTGTACCCCGTGCCTCCCTGCGGGTTTAGCGGTCAACTACGCTAAAAGATCGTCGAACGCTGATTCGATGTCACTGACACCTTCCAAGTTATTATCGGTCTTGGTGGTGGTGTTGTTGTAGCGAGTGGTCTCATCCCCGTCATTGGTGGCTTCAGTATCGCCCAAGGTCTCGTTGAGCACCTTCTCGCAATCCTCGTAAGTGGCTACCTCAAAAATATCATCGGCAACCTTGATGCTCTCCAGAAGAGTGTTGACCTCTTCTTCAGTCTTGGCGAGCTTGCTGGTGCGACGCATCGGACGGACGTCCGTGGTTGGGAACTGCTGACCAGACTTCTTGCCATAGTCAATACGCAGGTCCGTTCCCTTTTCGGTGTCCGTAATGTCACCGTACTCGGGGTCAAGCACTACATCGAGTAGAGCCTGGTAGGTGGTGCGGGAAAAGCCCCACCAGCGAACACCCTTATCCTCTTCGCCGCGAACGACGACGGGAGCAAAGATTCGCATCTTAGGCCAAAAGCGTTTGGCTGCTTCCTTGGAGCCGTCGGTGCCTTCATTCCAAAGGCGGGTTCCCCACTCTGCGATGGGATCAGCGTCGCCATTCGTGCGAGGACTGAGGACTGTGGTCTTACCCTCGGCACCCATGCCGTAGTGGTAATACGCCTCAAAGAAAGGATCGCCGTTTGGAGGGCAGACCAAGCGAACCTGGTGAGTGCCTTCTTCTGGCTTCCAAAAGTTGTCCGAAGAGTCTCCGCCTCGGTTCGTGAGAGCAGCGTGCTTCGCCCTCATTTTATTCAAGTCAATACCCATTGTATTTCTCCTTTACTGGTTAGTTGACCGTGTATCTACTATACCATATGGAGAGGAGGTGTAAAGCTATTTTTCCTCGGGAAGGGGCTCAATCTTAAAAATCTTCAGAACTTCAATGGGATAAACTTGAAGTTTTTTTCCCGCCGTCAAAAGCATGGTATTGCGGTAAGCCTCCCAGTCCAGTCGGAGGTGTGAACCGCTTGCGCCCTCATGTTCTTTAGCCAGGGCTAAGTTAAGAGCATTGATGGTGTAAAGAGTATTTGTCTGCTTTTTGCGATGAAGGCGTAGGGTGTAAAGACGGGGATTAAAACTCTGGCCGCGCTCGGTCTGGGCATTATAGGTTAGGATTTTTTTAGTAGGGTCCTCAACATTCCCCAACAAGAAAATATAAGGAGCAGTGAGATTAAGATTGTCCGCGATAAACTGAACTTCTTGTTGTATTTGATCACTACTCTCAGTGGTAATAAAGGACGCTAATAAAAAACCTTTTCGTTGACTCACAGACTTCTCCTTGCTTAGTACAGTCACATCGTTGGCTGCATAGTCTAAATAGTTTAGTGAGTGAGATTCGGCAGTTTAGAACTACGTTACAAAAGGCTGAATTTTATCGCTATAACCCGTACAAAGTACCATAAGGTTTTCGAAAGTTGTTTCATGGACGGAAAAACTTGCTGAAGCTGCGTCGGTTTTATAACACTTTACATGGGATTTAATCTTTTGCATCAAGGATCCGTCCGAGGCCAGCATCTCCGCCGGGACCCCATAGAAAAAATGATAGGAATTGGGATCCTTCAGGGGAAAAAACAATTTAACATCAGTGTTATCTTCTTCCAACGACGACAGTCCAAAAGAAGTAATCCGTGACCACGGGGTGGTGTCGCGAGAGGTTCCCAATATAGGGTCGGTATGGTTATAATAGTTAACCATGGCAAAGCCATAGGATATGAGATGTGCTATACTTTGTTCATAGTCATGGATGGATACCTCTCCTACATACTTCTCTACGGTGGGCTTGTCTACCAACAATAACTGCGCAAGGATGCCGCTCCGGGCATATTCTTGCAATACATTAAAGGCGATTTTGTCGTCGCGACGCTCCACCTGAGAGGTCATGGTGCGATCAGGACACACATATAAAACATTTAAATTAGCATGGTGGATGCTCTCCAAGAGGCGCAGCAAAATCCCATTGATGGGGGCTCCGCCGCCCACAACCACCAATACATCATCATCTTTTTTAATCGAGCGAAGATAGATGTATGCCTCTTCAGCATCAAAATTTTTCTCGTACTCTTCCATGTCCCCATGGGTATCAATACTCAGGGTACCACGCTCCTTGGCTCCCGTTCTTATTTTATAGATTCGGTATTCTGGATGCTCTGATAATTCATCCGCGAGGCGGCAGCCCGTTTCCCCTATACCTATAACCTTATCCATATTGCATATCCTTCATGTGCCCCAATGTTCGCCCCTCCGTAATGTTAACCTTAAACGGTCCAAAACGTGTAGACGACATAAGCGTGACTATGGAATTAAGTAGGTGGCGGTCGGCATTTTTAAAATCCAAAACCACCGCATCGTGAATCAAAAATGCAATCCGCGACCCCGTACCTTGGGTGCGCAGAAGTTCTTCAATTTTAAGAAACTGAAGGAGGGCAAGGTCGGCGGCGGTCGATTGGACCAAATAGTTCAAAGCATGGTGCTCGGATGTATTCTTGATGACCTTGTGATAAGGAGTACGCACATATTCCCCATCCCAATATTGCCCCAGGAGTTCCTCTTTATTATAATAATCCTCTAAATGTTTCATCACTTGCGGGTCGGCTGCCGTTCGCGAACCATAAAGCCACGCAAAAAATATAGTTTTAGCTTCGTCTCGTGTGGTACCCTTCGGGAAAACAGTATCTAAATGAAATTGATGAACATCTTCCTCGGGCTGCGGACGTTTGAGGAGTCCCAAGAGCGTGCGGATTTCGGCTCCATTAAAATCTAACTCAACGAAGCAGTCATGATGGGGCAAGATAGCATCCCGAAAAACCTTATTGAGGGTAAGGATAGGGAAAGACCCCTTCGTTGTCGTGAGTCGCCCTGTCTTCGTCCCAAACAGATTGTAACTAACCGTAGAGGGACCGTCCAGCAGGCGCTTGCACTGGTTCTGATATTTGGGAGTGACACCATAGGACGAAATCTTACGCTTGTCCAGCCGCACCCCCTGGTGAGAGAGGTCACCCAGCAACATACTCATCTTTTTATAAAAAGCATATCTGGATGGTTGGGCTATGTTTTGAAAAATATATTCTGTAATGTGGTTTTTTACTTCACACAGTTCCACTAAAAATCGGGAAGGCACCAGATCATAAAAACATGTTTCACTCAAATCAACTTGAGCAATGGCAAGAGATCTCCTGAAAGCTCGAAGTCGAGCACTCACATCCTCCCAATCATCTCTTAGGTATTCGGGTAACACCTCCTTCAATGGGCTCCCCTCTAAATAAATTTGCGCATACTCGATATCCTCATACTTGCGCAAATGAGGGGCATATGACCATGTTTTAGAAAGAGTGGAGGGGAATTGATCGGCATCAAATATCAAACTGTTGTCGGCATAAATACCTACACATTCTTCCTTGTCATCTAAGGTTTGAAATAGCATGAATTCCAGTCTTTAGTAGAGATCTGAAGTTATTATACTCTGGACATACTCTAATGTTAACGCCGCGGCTGCATAGGGTCCTATGAAATTTTCCTGAAGATATCTGTGAGCACGGCTAAACCCCTCCGAAGGAGCAAGCTCATACATGTTAAACAACCGCTGGAGGCGTGTCGCATTGCGCACAGGAGAGAATACCTCTTGGCGTTCTCGCTGGCGTGACAAGTAGAGGGCTTTAAGCAGCCACCGCTCGCTATAGGATTTACGTAAACTTTCCGTATCTGCGGGCTGCCTATGAACTACCGTGGTTCCACAGGCAACTCCTCCGTTCCCACCATTATGAGGGACCGTAAAAAACGGCTCAAACTCCACAAGAGCATTATAAAAAGAAAGGAGGTAGGTTTGTAATTCTTGGGGATCGCGCGCCCACACCTCATTGTAGGCCACCGAAAATAATATTTCAAAAGCTCGTTGTTGTGTGGTGCCTTTGACTGGCTGGTACGCCAAGTACCCAGGGTGAGGCTGCCCATCTTCTGTAAAATAAACATTAACATGGCGCACCACGTCTTCCATCCCTGGGACATTGCTGTACCCAAAAGCCCGAGGACCATTGGACGGGTCACCAAAGTAGGGTTCACACGTATCCACGGGAAGATTATTAAGCAAAAACCCTTCAGGTTCTACCCCGTACATATACTCCTGCATTGCAGGGCTGCGAACATCGGCGATGAACCGCCATGGAATATTCTTATCTACAGCAAAGCCATACTGGGCGGCGATGCGTCCGACCATCTCAAAATTCAAGTCCTTAAACACATAACTTTTAGCAAAATCATCATCATATTTGGCATCCGTGTTCATTTCTATTATCAATCCCGTCGAAAGGGGGCTGACATAGCTGCTCTCTAAGAACCCAGAATAGGTTAACGGTCCTCCTTGGGATAAGATGTTTTCTACAAAGTCATCAAAAATTTGCAGAAAAGTATCCAGTCCGCGGATTTGTTGGGCGCGACCCGGCACGCTCAAATACTCAGTATTGAACGCAGGATAAACTATATCAAACATATATTTTTCATATTCTAGAGAAGGAGAAGCCCACCCTTTGCCCGCCAGGGGTTGGGACCACGGACTATTCTGATACAGTTGTCCGCTCTTGACCAGAGTTTGGAGCCGTAAAGAAAAATCTGCCCAGGCGTCAGCCACAAAATCTAAAGCAAAATGAGTCCCCCCGTTCCCATACCACAAAGGTCGGAGACGGCTCTCCTCCACGGTAACAACATTGCCCTTATGGTTGATGGTACCGTAAAAGCGATCCTTTCCCCAGGTGTCCATAAAATTAGGCAAGAGATCTTCAGGGAAAACTACGCGGGAATAATGTTGTCGTTCTTGAAATATTTCGCGACTATTGTCGGTGTTGTCCCCGTAAGCATAAGCGTCAGGATTACTGGCAGGATCAGGTCGGGTTTGGCGTGTCATAATATTCTATCCCAAGGTCCTCTTTTCAAAGACGCATTCAATTTGAGTGGAGTAACCCTTTGCACTAATGGTATGTTTGGACTTAACCACCCGGTAATAGCCCCCCAACGCCAAGACCTCGTTCCCTAGTGCGCCCAGGACCATCCGGCTGTCTACGTATATCAAGTCACCATTCTTGTGTATGCTGTTCCCTATCATATCAATCGTGATGTTCTGTGGCAAAAAGAGAGCGCGTGCTGCGGCGCTGGATTGCATATTGGATTTGGAGGAATAGTGGGCTGATTCAATATTCAGGGCTTTAAAATGTGCTTGGTCCATTTTGCGAAAATTAAATTTCTTTGCTATGCCACACTCCGCGCCAATAATATAATGAAACACCCCCTCTTTTTCGTCGTCCTTTTTAATTCCCTTCCGGTTGGCATGATTTAACTGCCGGGCAAACACCACATAATAGTTATAAATGGGGGAGGCCCTGTTATCAAGGAGGGCTTTATTTTTTCGGGTGCGAGGGAAAGACTTAATCATTTCTTCCGTTAAAATAAAAGTATATTCCCGGTTGTTGAATTCCTGAATATCCCAAAAAGTACTGTAAAGGGTCATATCAAATATTAGCCTGAGGCGAAACTCGCTCACTTCACTGAGAAGGCGTCCGGTCATCGCCATGAGGTCATCCACAAACCTTTTAAAAGGATAGGTCTTAATCCCGGTAGCTACCACCTTATCATAAAAGAACTGATTTACATATTCCATTGAAATAGGGAGGTTATAGAGGGCTTCGAAACGATCGGCGGAGGCTGAACCATATCCCGGAATCCCTAAATCATATGGAGAAAAACTTCCCAGGATAAGATTCACGTCATGACGAAGTTGGGCTTTTCTCATAGCGGTAGAAATTAAATCCCCCAAACGCACGAAATAAATACGCCGCTTTCCATCATTCGGGAGTTTCGACCCCTTGTGCATTGTTTCCCCTTGTACAGGGCTGTCATTAGCATCTACCGTATCAAAGTTCTTCGCCAAATCTTTGAGTCGCTGGCGGAGGTCGGCTCGGTCGGTAGCATCTACGGAGCTTACGCTTACGGTCTCGCTGCTCCCAAACGATTTAGAGGGGTCGGCCACGACGGTGGCGATAAACACTTTATCCTTGTCTACAAGACTACCCCAAAAGCCCTCCATCCTTTCCGCCATCTGAGCTTTTTGAAGTTTGTCATATGCACTTTCCAGGGGACCCATCCATTTAAGGAGTTGCTGGTGGTTATTGGCAGGATCAGGCTGCCCTTTATATTTTAAACGCAAGAGACTCAACTTGTCCATTAAAATATCAGTCTCTTGAATAAGTTTTGATGCCCTCACCATAGCCAAAGTCTGTCCGTCGGGTCCTTTTGCTAAGCCGCCGGACTGGTTGTTCTTCGATAACACGTGAGCTAAATAACCGTCAGGCCACACATCTTCTACATTAATATCATCGACTGGAATAGAGGTTGCTGTTTGCAACAAAGTGTCTTGGTTGTTGTGAGACCCAAAAATATCGGAGGTCTGGCTGGAAATGTAATTATCGGTGCTACCGACATAACGAATCGTCAGAGTAGTGGGCCCCTCTTGTTGAAAATTGACATTATAATCCACTAAATTCAAGAGGATGGTGCGCTGCATCACTTGAACAGCTTCCAGAAAACGGCTTAACTTGGTGCGTTTGGTTTCGAGATCTTTGCCGCGGAAGAGTTTTATCAATTCTTTTTGACTTCCTTGGGGGACGGACCACCCCAGTGTTACTCGTAACTGGCGGAAGTCGTTCTTAAGTCCAGCATTAAAATCAGTCTCCGTCGAAGTGGCTTTACCGTCGAGGAGTGTCTTCATCGCGCCCGCAATTTTAGATTCCAAGTCTCTAATCCGAGATGCCTCGGAGGGAGCTTCTTTCTGAGCCGAAGGCGTGAGAGATTTGGCGTGAGGCGTACGAAGCCCGTTAGTGAAAAGAAACTTTAAATAATTAATATTCAAGAGTTCAACTAAGGAACCAAAATATAGTTCTAAAGTAGCCCCGATAATACGGTCGCCCTCGTGCTTATTGTCATAATCCCAGCTAAAACTCTTGATCCCTACATTAGAACCTCCAGGTTTTTTGGGACCAAAAACTTCCTCTAGGGTACCCGACTGCCGGCGTGTCTGGGAGAGTTTAGTGGCCAACGCCGCGGAAGTATGATCACCAAAATAAACCTCTTCTTCATTCCCGGCGTTGTCCCGAATAAAAAATCGAAGATGAGGCTCCAACACCGACAACAAGTTGGGACACGCATGGACAAACTCGCTGGCGATGGGGGGTGAGACCAGCGTGGACACCAGCACATCAGGGTCATCTACATAGGGGTAAAGTCCATTTATGAGGGTGTCTGCGCGGGAGTCATCAAACGCTTGTAAGGTATCGCTTAAGCCCCCCGCCCCTAAGTGAGCGGGGTCAAGCACAATAGTGGTAGAGTGCGCAATTTTATATAAATTCTTAAGCAGCAAAAGCTGATTGGGCTTGGGAGAATGTGTCTGTTTTTTCGGCGGCTTGTTTGCCATCTAAAAATACTCCAATACCTGCTCTAATGGACGGGGAATATAATAAATATCCCCTAGTTTAAAATCGGCTTCAGATGCCTTCTGATTAAACCAGGCGATAATCCACCAATATTGAGGAGTTCCGTATTGCTCATACGCAATATTATAAAGTTTGTCGGTGGCGCGCCAGACCTGAGGGTCACCGGCGAGGGCGGCGGCGGCACCGATGGAAGGATAAGACATTGGACGTGACGCATATTGTTGGAGTTGTAGCACCCCTCTTTGGGCGAACAGGGCGTCGCGGTATCCCTCCGTACTGTTGAGGAAGATGGGAATTTTGGTGTATCGTGAATAAGCCATTAGTGTTTTATCTCCGGGTAGTAAATATCAAACAAGTCGAACAATGTATGTCACCAGGGTATGTTATGTTTTGTATAAAATGCGGAATACCGGCTATATGCTTGCTGCGCTTCATGCGCGTTGAGGAAGGTAATATTTTGAGATGCCGGACCATATTGGCGATCGTGTTCATAGATGGTCCACAAATCCTTCTCACTAAGCTGGTTAGCTTTAAAAGCCGCATCTAAGGTAACGAAAGGGATTTGAGTGCCCTGCTCCAGTTGCCAAATGTACTGATCCACGAGAGTTAAATCAGCGGCGCTGGCCGGAGGGGGTAGATTGGGGTCAGCCAGGGCTGTAGGTGGCGGGATGCTCGGGACCGTTGCTCCTTCAGAGCGCACAGCCTCAGCAAATTGGGTAGTGACGTAGGGAAAATTGCCAAAATTTAACTTAGGATCGTTGAACCGATACGTGACCTGAGTTTTACTCATCTTCCCTGCTGATTTGACCGTCACTTGTTTCTTTCGTCCGGTGCTCGCATCGAATCCTAAGCTGTGTTCGTGCAATACCACAAACTCAAAATTCAGCCGAATGGATTTAGGATAATATTCGGGGGTGCCCTCAGGAGTCATCCCATAAAAGAAGCCGGAGTCCACCATCGGGTCCATTGTGATCCCATTAACAAATCCCAATAGAGGTCCGCCGGTCTTGGAGTTCTGTATTAAATTTCCAAATCTTACCTTCCACAAGGGGTCTTGATTAATCACCCCAATTGCATCCCGCGGGGAGGCTGTTTTATCGCGGGACCCCTGTGCATAGAGAGGATACAAAAAACTAATCAGTTTGTTAATCTTGAGCAAATTCCGCATAGCATGTTCAAAAGACTCGGCGGGTACTTCCCAAGCCATCGAAATGGATCGCTTAGTGTGCATAAAGGTTCCCATCGCGTCCATGCGCCCATAAACCTTTTCCGAATTCCACGACGAATTATAAGCATCGCCGAAAGCCGTAACGAAGGCTGGGAAGACTACCGAGAAGCCGGTGGGAACATGTTCAATATATAGCTGCTGTTTTCTGAGGTTTTCTAAATGCAGGGCTCCGGGTACCCGTGTCTGAGGAGTGTTGCGGTTTTGATCATCATAGGCTTGGGCTGCTTGGCGGGTGGCGCGGGAAGCAGCTACACGATCATCGATAGCCTGCTTGTTCGCCGATTGTAAATAGGATCCTTGGAGAGATCGAGATGGGGCTTTTTTATTAGTCATGACGTGCACCTACGGGTAAAAAGGGAAACGATTCGCATCGTCAACTGGAATGGGCCATCCCGCCGGGCTCATTCCGGTTTGACTGTAGTCCATCAATGTAAGTCCATCTGGGGTTGTTTCTCCAACCTCAATGTTCTCGCCGCGTACTAACATGTTTGCTTCGTCTGCGCTAATTTTACCCGCACGGAACGCGTTCAACACATTGACATTCCCCAGTCGCTGCCTCGTGAACATGTCGTCAAACACTGTAGGGTCTGTTTCCACGGGTCTCTCTACAGAATTAATAATATTAACCCGCGAGGTCGAGCGGTTCGAGTTGCCGGCGTCCACCCGAGTACGGTAGGGGAAATTATTCCACTGCACGTCCGTATCATTAAAAGAATAAGAAGTAGTAATGGTGCGCTGGTTTCTGCGGCGCGTTAACCCTTCGCTCCAATCAAATTTTTCAGTGATTTTATCTTTACTGGAGTCTGACACTCGGTAGCCTAATTTATGATCATGTAAGACTTTCAACTCCAGATTAAGACGAAAAGTTTTAGCAAAATATTGAGGACCAGTAGCAGTCGTCTCGTTAAAAATTCCCGATTCCATCGCGGGATCATAAGTAACGCCGCGGCAATACCCTAACAGCCCGTCGCCCGAAACTGAACTAACAACAAGGTTCCCAAAACTAATCCGTACGAGAGGACTTTGATTAATCGCTGTTGCGGCATTGGTCCGCTCCCCATCATAGAGAGGATATAAGTAGCTGATCAATTGATTCACCGCTCCCAAATTCGCCTCGGCATTTGCGTAAGAATACGCCGGCACGTGCCAGCCCAGCGACAAGGTGCGCTCCGTCCCATTAAAGGTGGCGATAGGATCCATCCGACCCAGGACACTCTCCTGCGTCCAATCGGTGTTGTATGCATCATTAAAGGTGTCTAAAAAGGCGGGGAACGCCACCTCAAAACCTGTGGCGATATGGGTGATCGTTAATGCGTGTTTAGCCTGGGTGAATAAATTATATGCCCCTGGACCTTCTGTGCTGAACCGGTTAACACGGTCCTCAACCAAGAGTTCATTCGTTTCTTGGAGGGAGCTTTTAAAGGGTACGCCGTCACTGTCCTCATTTAAGGTCACCTTGTAGCGATCATTAGCTATTTTTTCGGATTCGCCCCGCAAATAATCAGAGAAAGAAGGAGCTTTCGGAGGGGCAGGAAGTGTCCCCCCTAAGTCAGTTTCTGCCCGTTTTTTCGTGCCTCTGTATCCGCGGCTGAGGTGGCCCAGCCAATACGAGCGATCCGCGCGCTCGCTCAAAGCCTCTTGGGTTATGGAGCTTCTATAATGTTGAGCAACCGCAGTAGTGCCAGGTACCAAAGGTGGAAATTTCTTAGCCATTTCTTACCCTCTTACCACCATGGGATTAAGAACCACATCGAGGGCTTTCTCGATAAATTCCATTTGTGTGCCCGCCATTTCTAATGTAATTGGCAGCGTTAACTCTTTGACGGTGATAGGACCGGTTTGATTCGATTCCCCGGAACTCTCTCTTCCTCTGCCTGCTCGATTTTCGCCAAAGGTGCCCAACTGAAGGAGTCTTCCCTGGGCATCGGTTATGCGGAGATCGTCCGCGCGACCCTTGACCCCGGCGGTGCGGTTGATGGGTCCGGGGGCGAGGGCTGCATCATTCACGCCCACTATATCCGGAACACTGCGAGCCATTCCGTAGCCAAACATTGCTCCGGTACCGCCCGTCATGGCACCACCTATGGCAGCACCTGTGGCACCCGCGGCTAACCGGGCTTGGGAATTACTCTGGCTCATGTCCATGAAAGTGCCTTTCCCAAGTAAAGCGTTATCGTCGCTGATAAGTCCTGTCGAGCCTATTAAATCTTTAAGAAGAAGCACAGGTCCCGCAATTGCCTTCGCAAAGAATCCCAGCGCCCGTCCCAGCGGGGCCAAGAAGGATGCGACGGCTCCAATTTTGCTACCCACCCACGCCATGGCGGTGCCCAAGGGCTTGATTATGTTCCCGATACCCTTTAAACCCTTCCAGATCCACTTAAGGGGAGCGGTGAACTTCCAGAGTATCCCCGTGAACACCACGACGGAACCTATAGCTCGTCCAATTTTGTGGGAGAAAATATCATCGACGTATTCGGCTATGGTCCCAAAGAAGTCCATGAGTTTAACTAACAGCGGCTCAACAGTCATATAGAATTTTTCGTAAGCTACTTGCATTCTTTTTTGTGCTGTCAAAAATCCTTTCTGACGCTCCTGATTAATTGCTGTTTCCTTTTGGATCCGCCGCAATTCCATGGGATCGCCGAACATTCGTTTGGCAGTTTCCGGATCAACTTTTAAGATATCGCCAACCATCTGAAGTTGTCGTTTGCCCATATTCGCCACGACGACGCCCGTACGATCAAACTCGGCGCGCAGAGCCTGAAACCGGTCGGCATGATCCATATGCATCATATTAACCGACTCAAACTGAGTTCCAAACTGGGCGTTTAACTTACCGGCAGCCTCTGCTGCACTTTCAAAGGTATCAAAAAGCTCTGCCACATCGAAAATCTGTTTCGATTCCATGCCAAGCTTACGAGCTTCTTCTTGCAGTCTGGTGAATACTTTAACCCCATGAGATCCAAAGCGGGCCAGTTGCGGCTCAAGCTCATTGAAGTCTTTCAAGACAGCACCCAATGGGCGTCCCGTTCTCATGGCAATCTTCTCAAAAGATGCCGCCGCCTTAAGTCCGGCCGTACCAGTGATTCCAAGTCCCCGGTTAATTTTATCTAATGTTTGCCCGAAGAGTGCGCCTTCTACCCCTTGTACCTTAAACTTGCGCGCAAGGTCGAAAGTCTCCATGCGGGCATCCTTCGCCAGTGCATTAAAATCCTTATATTCGTTGCTCAAACCTGCAAATATTTGGGCTTGTTCTTTGTACATGAGCCCTGTGCGTGAGGAATCTTGATAAAAGGCGGCTAAGTCCTTCTGTAAATGGCGAGTGTAGCCGGTTTGAAGCGCCAAGGCTTTGTTAACCTCGTCAAGCCCGCGGGCTCGGCTCATCGCCTCTTTGCCTATCTCCTTCATACTCTTCAGATGACTCATGTTGACACCTGTGAGTTCCCCCATTGTATCAACAACACCACCCCAGGCTTTCTTGATATCCTGGGCAGCTTTGACATTCTTTTGAGACTGAGTAACTTGGTCCCGTTGGCGAGCTATATTATCAACTAAGGCTTTGTCGGCATCTTCAAGCGCATCCTTCTGTGCAATGAGGGCTTGCTTTTCGGCGTCGCTTATTTCAATGCCTTCGGCTCTTTTTTTGTTATATTTCGCCAAGAGTTCCAGATAGGAGTTGACGGACTCATAGTTCTTAGCATCGAGGGCGAGCTTCGTCTCGGCAGCTTTTTGCGCTTTTAGATCGAGTTCAAGTTGTTTCTCGCCCCACTTGTACTCCTTTTCTTGTACCTCTATTTGTTTTTCTTTGGCTCGAATATAGGCTAATAATCGCTCCGCTTTCTCCGCGTCGCTTTCCGATCGATAAGGGGGGGCATTGTTATTGCC